TTCAGGCCCGTGCGCCTTGCGGCGCTCCGGTCCCGTTCGCTCTAGGCCCAATAGGGCCTAGGCTCACTGGGAATCCTTGACGAGACGAACAGAGTAACCGCTTGACTTATCGTAGTTGTACGAATCCATCGATGCGCCCGAATCGAAGTAACGGTAGTAGGCGTAGGAAGACGAGCCCTCAGTGGCCGTCCAGAAGTACGCGTAGCTGCCTAAATGGCCGAAGGAGCCCGAGTGCTGGTAACCAGCGGGAAAAGCCGCAAAGCCGTAGGAGCCGTCACCGTTGCCGGAAGACCACCCTGTAGTAGATTTCAGCTTAGTGCCTGCAACACCGGAACCACCTACAGCCGTGGCCAAGGCATCCCATTCCGTTGTCGTGGGGACATGCCAACCAGGAATCAGTTCAGACTTGTGGTCTTCGAGATACTTCACTGCAATCCAGTTGTACAGAAGACCGTACTTATTGCCGTTTACGCCATAAGTAGCTTCATTGTTCTGGTAGTAATTGGCTCTAGGCTCCGAAGAAGAACTTCCCTGGCCTATGGCGCACCCGGTGAACTTGAAGTCAAGGTTCTCAGCCATCCATTCCTTGCCACCGATTACGACCGTATTGTACACCCTGCCCCCGATGTTGTTGCTCGCGGGAGTGTAGAAGGTCACCTGGCCCAAGCCCTTGCTCGAAAAATCATCGCCGGTTGAAAGAATGGCGTAGTTATAGTAGTACGTGCTTCCACGGTACTGAAAGAAGTTGGTCAGGTCAAAGCCGATATAACCATTCGAATCGACCACGACCATCTTGTTAATCGGCACGATGTTCACGATGTTATCGGCTTCGAACGATCCACCGCCGCCGGTTATGGATGCGATGAGCAGTGCCATGTCGTCGAGTTTCGCCGAAGACGGCACGGTGACGCCCTTGTCGGTGATGGCCTGGATAATATCGGCCTTTGCGCCGTTCAGGCGCGTGATTTCGCTTGCAACGCTCATTTAAAGCCTCCTTAAATAGCCGCCAAGAGGGTTTCGATATTGCCAAGGGCGGCATTTACATCGGCCTTGCTGGCCATAATTCGCCCGATTTTGGCCACTTCCCACTTGGTGGAGTCCCACGGACCGGCGGGGGTATCATTGGAGCCGATATCAACCTTGGCGCGGTAAAGCACACCGGAATGATACCTCAAGGCACCTTCGACATAGTACCCGTTTTCGCTGTATTCATCTTCGATATCAGCCGTTCCGGCGATTTCAGCCGAGTCGAGACGCTTGGAACTGCCCGAAATGCTGAAAACACCTTCGTAGTGGTTTTCGCGGGCTGCGGCGAGTGTCACCTGGGTAAGTTGCCCGGTCTTTTCGCCTTCGAATGCTTCGTTACTGTTAGCCATAGTCACCTCTTATGCAAGTAAAGTCGTGTCAAGGTTCGCTTTGTAGAGCAACGCCCTGAAGGACGCCGTGATGCTCATCGCCCCTTGATTGGTTTTAAGTTTCAGATCGACGCTGCGCTGTGCGGGAGTGCTCAAGGGCGGAATCACAAGGTAGCCGCTGAACTTGTCGGCCCTGGCATCATATTCTTGCGTCATATCCGGCAAGAAATAGCCTGAGGCGTTGCATTTTACAACGGACATTTCACACGTCTCTTCGCGTTCGTCGGCGTCTATCGCCTGCAAGGTATAGTCCGCGACAACGCCACTGCTGCCAGATGTCACCGGGCCGTTTCCCTTGACCATCACGATTGCGCTGTAGCCCTTGGGGACCGTAAGTGTTGCGATTTTCACGAAATTGGTAGATACGCCGCCGTGTGTGAATCTCTTCCAGCCCGTATCGGTCATGGCGACAGGGTTGGTTTCGAGCTCGTAATACTTCCAGACGTACGCAGCACCATAGGAGAAGAACGTCAAAAGGACGCTTGAACCGCCCTTGATAGATATTTCCTTGCGTGAAACAGAATTCTGCGGCAAAGATACAATTACAGGATAGTCCGTTCCACGGGTTACCAGGAGAATCGTATTGGCCCCGGTGCCGCCTACGCCGTCAATCGTAACCGTTTCAGGCTCGCCGGACAGCGAAGAACTGTGATGGATAACGACGGCAAAGCCACTCGAAGCAGTAGACAGGTCCACTGCACGGTTTTCCGTATTGAACACCTGGACCTTTTTGCCGTAGTTGGGCGGCAAGGGCAAGTGTCCGGCCTCTTCTTCATCATTCGTGAACGACGGATTCTGCAAGGCATTCATCAGTTCCGGGGGAATGATAGTACCCGTTTTAAAATTTATCTTATTCATTTTCGTCCTCCAGGATAAGGAATTTGTCGCTTTCGAGCTTCAGGAGCTTGCCGTCCTCAAGTTCAAGGAATTTTTCTTTAGAGAGCTGCCAGCGGATCTGCGTGAACGGGATTTTCTCGGCTTCGAGCAGGTCCACGATACGGTAAATGCCGTGCTGCGGGTGGTTGCTGGTCACGGTCCAGGTGTACTGTTCGTCCGGGTCGTAGATTTCAAAACCCGCACGGCCAAGGCCCGCACGCAACATGCGCGGCGGTTTCACGATGTCGATTTCAAAGCCCATCGACGCGGCAAGCGCCTTGTAGTGGCGTTCGGCAATGCCCGAATCACGGTTGATGGCTTCCAGGAGCGCCGCCCTGCGGGCTTCAATGGTGCCGGAATGGCCCAATTCGTAGAGGTTTTCCCACTTTTCGAGCGTTGCTATGGCCGAACTGGGGAAGATTTCGCGGTAAACGCCGTCTGCGCTTTCCAGGGCGCGGTCAAGCTCCTTGCACACCACATACTCTTCCAGGTCCATCTGGAGCGGGTGCAGCCGCGAGAGCGCCCTGTAATGCCGACTATCGAAAAAATTTTCACTCATTACTGCACCACCAGTTCACCAAGGACAAATCGGTCTGTTTCATTTTCGGGATAGATTGCCGAAGTCTGTTCCTGGTACGCCCCGCCGTTCTTCGATACCTCGACAACGGCATTGGAACCGCCGTGCTTGAGCACGAACACGACTATCTGGGCGGGTATAAACAGGTCGCCTGCGCTGAGGTCGGCAAAATACTTGGTCACGTCTTCCCGGAAGCCGTCTTCGTCCATATTGGACAAGCCGCTTACCGTGACGCGCAGGGAAAGTGTCGTTTCTACAGGGACATTGACCCATATTTCACGCGGTGCCACCGGGCCTTCGTCTTCGCACTTGACGCGGACTGCTTCGCAGCATCGCATCGATAGCGTGCTCGGGCCGATGAGCATGAGAACCGTGCCCACACCGTAGTAGTTCTTGAGGCAGCGGGATGTGGACGGGGCCTCGTCGGATTCAGCCGGTTCGTAGATCTCGATGCCGAAGCACTTGACAGCGTTCAGGGATGCAGTCTGCCAGCTTTCGAGCGCCTCGATTTCGTCGAGTTCGACCTTGACATAGCGGGTAGAAACAGATTCGAAGGTGGCCATGGCCCACCAGTAGGCGGCATCGACCTTGCCCTGCTTTGTCCAGGTTGAACCATCGTCGGACGTATAGACATTGAAAGAAGCCGGTCGGTTGGTAATGAAACCGAGCCCGATGCCGAAAATTTCCTTGGAACCGCCCAAGTCAATCACGACATACTTTTCGGTGTCGCTGGAACCGCAGGTAAAGGCGATGTTCTCGCGGTCGTGCGGCTTGACGGTGTTGGCGGCGCTCAGGTCGGGCATATTGCCGGAAATCATCGAGGATTCGAGTTCGACGGCCTTGCCGGTAGAAGACGCTTCGAGCGCCCAGCGTTCGTAGTCGCTGGGCTTGCCGCCACTCTTCGGGTTGCGGAGATACGACAGGATGAGCGTCAAGAGCTCGCTTGCGGTCAAGTTGCTGTAGTCGAGCCCTCGGTCGTTCGCCCACTGTTCCAGGCTCGCCTGGTTCATCGTGGTCGGGAAAATCTGGTCAAGAGTCCAGTCCATCTGCTTGTAGAGGCCCCAAATGGCGGACGCTGCGGTCGCGAAGCGGATATAGGTTTCCGTGCCCTGGCTGATATTTATCAGAGGGTCTATATTCTTCGCATCTGTCACCATGCGATGAAAGATCTGGTCAACTGTTACGGCCATTGTTTAACCTCCACGAAACGGGTAAATTCAATCACGTCGCCATTGTATGCGACACATTCCACATGCACCTGGAGCTTGTCGCTATCGACATAGGTAGCCGTCGATACGACGCTTTTAAGGTGCTTGTAGTCAATCATCCACTGCAACGCCTCGGCGGCGTATGTCTCGGCCCTGCTCCTGGTCTTTTCGGATGCCACTTCCCGGGCAAGTTCCTTGAAGCGGTGGCCAAATTCGGGCTTCTTGTAAAAGGAACCCTTGGCGACGGTAAGCGAAAGCTGGACTTCTTCTTTAATCTGGTCAGTAGTCATTGTAATGTCTCCGGGAAAGGTGACGGGCTCGGCGGTGTCGTGGGCATGGTCTCGGTGACGGTGCAGACGGCGGTCTTCAAGACGGTTTCAATGTCTCCGAAAAGCTTCTTGTATGGCTTTTGAACTTCCTGCTTTGAAGCTGCCTGCGCGTCCACCAAAGCCTTGATGACTGCAAGAACGCCCGCCTGGGCAGCCGCGAAGGTCGGAACGACGGACACGACGGCCACGCCACCGTGTGACGGGATTCCGGGCTTAGGAAGGCCCTGCCAGTAGGCGCAGAGCTTCGCCGCCATGTTGGCAGGCGTCCCGCTGGACGGGTCAAGCACCGAGAAGGCGCTTTCCAGGAGAGACTTGTCGCCACCCGCCGAAAGGTCCGCACCGAGAATGATGCCGCCCTTGGCGTAGTCGTCGTAGGCCTTGGCGAGCTGCGGGGCCACGCTTGTCTTGCCGTCGGCAGACTTGACAATCCGGGAAAATTCGGAATCGAGAGTGTCCAGGTCAAGCATTTACGCCCCCGTGTCCTGTTTGTCCGTCGGTGCCGTAGGAGCGCCGAGGTTGCCGATGTGGGTGTGCTGGTTGTAGTTGTCGCGCAGCTTGGAGAGCTTGCCTACCTTGTCGCTCACCTCGCCGTTCACGCGCAGGTCGCCATCGACATCGATGCCGCCATCGGCCTTGATGGCGATTGTGCCGTTATCCTTGAGGATGATGTAGTGGGCCTTGTCGCTGTAAAGCGCCGTTTCGCCCTCCTTTACGGCGGGGCGGTCCTTGCCGTCGCTTGCAACAGCAATGACCACATTGCCAAACTGCAAGAAAAGGCAACGCTCACCGGCCTTGGGAATGCTGATAAAGCCAAAATGCTGCATCATCTGACGGCCTTCAAATTCGATACCGTTGGCCTTGCCGCTGATACTGCGGAGCTTGCCTGCCACATCCTTGCAGCTGGTAACCAAACTGGTGAAAAATTTCATCATAACGAGCCTCCAGGCTGTAATTCAAGGCGGGTACGCTTGCCCTCACTCCTGGAGAGTGTGAACGTGCGGCGTTTAATCAGATACGAGTCAACAGCGCCGTTGTAATGGTCCTCTACGTCGCAAAAGGCGTTGATTGTCCAGGGAATACCGTTCTGAGAATGTCCGGGAACTGTATATTCGAGCTGGATTGCGGAAGCCTTTTCCGTCGCCAGCTGGAGTTCTGCGGTGCGCTTTGCAGGGCCCTCGTTTTCGTTCCAGTTCACGACAAGCGGACGGTAGAACGGGAAATCGTCGTTTTTAACCTTTGCCGCCACATACTTGATGTCGTCATCATCCTGGCTTTCGCCGATAACCTTGATGAGAGAATGCTGCCCGTTCAGGGTCTCGGTAACGGCTCCTTCGATGTAGTCCATTTCCTCGCCGTTTTCAAAGGCGTGGATCTTGAAATCAGCCTTGCCGCGCTCAACCGGCTTGTCAAAGACCAGTTCGCCTTCGGGAGACGCCCAGAACAGGAAACCCTGCGAATTCGCCGCCTTCTTGAGGACATCGAAAACGCTGTCGCCCGGAGAAAGTTCCACAAACTTTCTCTTGACCTTGACTTTATCGGAGCCCGATTTGAAAACAAAATCCTTCCTGGAGATAAACGGAAGGTCGCGCACCAGCTTTTCAGCCAGTGCGGGCAAGGTAGTCGGCAAAGTTCCGAAGTTTGTCACGCTGGAGTCTGCCAGGACGGACGCGACGGAACGGCCCTCGATTTCCAGCTTTGGCCCGCTGCGAGACAGCGAACGACGCACAGAATCGACAAGACCCTTCATCACGCATTTTCGATTAACGAAAATTTCGCAGGAATCGCCCTTGTTCACTTCATACTTAGAATCACTTTCGAACTGGAACGAGCCTTCCGGTGAATACAGGTCGGTATCGATCGTGTAGCTCACGAACCTGTCAGCACGCGCTTTTTCCACAAGCAAGATGACTTCATCATTCTCCATAGACCATCACCTTGCCTTGCATGAAAGTGGGATTCTTGACATTGTTCAATGCGCAAAGACGTTCAGCGGCCTTGTAGTTCAAGCCGTTTTCCAGGGCAATCTTGTGAAGCGGAGTTTCGTGGGACACATCGACCGTCTTTGTGGTCATGTATTCCAGCTTTATGCGAAGTACCGCATCGGATAGCATCGCGGCCATGTTCTTGAGCCTGTAAGGGCTTACAGCCTGCGGAAGGACTTGCTGAATGAACTCCCTTGCCAGGGCTAGGGTATCTTCCAAATCGGCAGGCGTAACAAGGTAGACTTCGCTTTCCTCTGCCAGTTCACGGCCTTCGGCATCGTCCATGACAATCCGTTCTGCGGCGAAGGATTCGCCCATCTTTTTCTCGTCATCGGAAATCTGCTTGGCAGTCTCTGTCGCGACTGTTGCAGCCGCCAGGGTCGCAAAAGCCGAACGGACGCTCGCAGGGGCGTCGTAAAGGGAAGCCAGCATAGAAGACGCGCTACTCACCAAAGTGGCCGTAGAAGCCCTGGATTTGCCTTTATTCAGGCCAGTCTTTCTGGCAAGAGTCACGAAGGAATCGCAACATTCCTGGATAGCCTTTGTCAATGTTCCAGATAGCGAGTCCAAGTAATCGATAGTAGTGTTGATAGCATCGACGGGTGCCTTGACGGTCGCTAGCGCTCCAAGAAGCTGCCCCATCGCCTTGCTTGTCGCATTGGCAAAGCTTCGTGCGGCATCGCCAAGAGACGACCACGCGTCAATAAGCGACCAGTCCGAAGAACCCGGAATGTCGGGAACGCCAGTCTGTTGCATCGATAGAGCCACGCTTTCCTGGACTTCCAGGTTGAGGGCCTGCGCCTGCTTGAAATTGTTCTGGTAGGGGTCCGTGTAGCTTTGGATGTCGGGCTGGATTTCATCGACTTCGAAATCGAAGGTGAACTCGCAGAAACGGCGACGGCGGTCATTTCTGAAAGAAGCCGTCTTCGGGTAGCCGTAAATAGTCCCGTGGTCCGGGTGAAAGAGTTCTACAGGCTTCTTGAAAATGGACAAAAACCACTTGCGCAGCGACTGATAGTTATTGTCGTAGTCTTTATTCGAGAGAACGCCTGAAAACTTGAAGGTTTCCGGGTTGACGCCCATGTCTTCATGGTCCGCCCCGTTCTTGTAGGGGTAAGTCGTGGACGAGATGGCATGGGAAATGTCATCGTCGATGGACACGAGCTTGAGTTCCCACGGCCCCAGCTTTGCGGTCTTCGCTTCTGCCATTTACGCCCCCCAGCCCGGTGTATTCTTGTGGACCTTGACCTTGGGCGGCTTGCCCTTGTCGGTTTCCACTACGGTTTTCCCGGAAGAATCGATGTTGATTACAAAATTCGCCATGTATTCCTGGGCAGACACGCCATTTTTCCCGTCGCCGTTCTTGATGGCGTTTTTCATCAGAGTGTTATACATGTTCAGGTCGGCATAGAGCTTGTCGAGTTTCTTCTGCGACGGCAAAAAGCTGTTTTCTTCCTTCTGGATTTCGAGCAGGGTTTCGCCGTGCTTCTTGCTATACACCGCCGCCTTGCTTCCATACCGTTTTTCGAAATTCTCCTGGTTACGTTCCACCATGGCGCGGCTGTTCGCTTCGACATCGGCAACGACATTGCGCCATTCCATGAACGCCTGGCCAAAGTCGTAGATCTTGTCCATTGCCCAGGTGGTGGCAGCCGTAAGGCCGATGCGCCCCAGGGCAGTATTGCCGAGCTTGTTCAGCCCCGCACGTGCGGTAGAAAGTCCCTGGCGGAACTTGCCCACCTCTCTTGTGGTAGTTTCCATCGCCACGGAGGTCTGCTTTGCCATATTCTTGACAGGCGGAACATCGTCGTCCATGTAGTCGGAGCCACCGCCTAAACCGTCGCGCATGTTGACCACGAATACCTTCTGGACGGAAGCGTTCAACGCAGAAGCGCCCGCACTGGTGGCAGACTGTCCAGCGCCGCCCTTCTTGCTCCAGATACCCTTGATATCCTTGGCAAGCCCTGCGACATCCTTCACGAGGCCTCCAATCTTGACGGCACCAAGGGCGATTGCGGCAACGGCCATGGCCTTGAAGCCAGCCGTGACAATCCCCTGATGGCGGGAAAGGAAGCCAAGCGCGGTCGTGAGCTGCTCCACGGGGCCCGTAAGGTTCGTGTCGGCAAATTCCAGGGCGACATTCTTCATCTTGTCAACATTGCTGTTGAACGAATTGGACGCTTTTTGGTAGTAATCTTCCAGGACATCGGAATTTTTCATCCCTTCGATACCAGCCTTGGCAATGTCATCCATCCTTTCCCAGTTGTTTTGGAACTCCCCAATCAGGGGATTGATGGCTTTCATCGAGGATGCGCCAAATACAGGCGACAACTTTTTAAGACTTCCGCCCGTCTTTGCCATGATTTCCTTGATAATTACATCAAATTCGCGAAGTTCATTGTTCTTGTCGAATACACTTACGCCAAATTTCTTTTTTATATCGGCTGCCTTGTCGATCAGTTCAGAAAATAGCGCAGAAACCGATGTCGTTGTTTCCGCTGAACTCTTGATTTTTTCATTGACAATTTGGAGGAAAGAACCGAATTTGGCGAATTGATCCGTGGACTTAATGCCAAACGTAGATGCAGACGCCAGCAACGCCTTTCCTTCGGCGGCGAAGCTCTGCAAAGTAAAGGAACCCTTTTCGCCTTGAATAATCAAGGCATTAAAGGCATTAAGAACCTGGTCGGCGCTATACCCCATGGAACCTTTCATGGAAGATGCTACGGCAGCCAGGTCTTCAATAGAAGTTTGGGAAGCCTTGGACGCCTTGGCTAGGCTAACGCTCATCTTTTCGGCAAAATCAAAGTCACCCGTAATTTCACCGATTTTTGAAACACCGTTCAAGATTTCATTGGCGGCAACCCCTGTTTCGACCGCCGTCTTATGCAGCGATTCGCGGAACACCTTCGTGTCCGCGTCGCTTTTCTTTGCCGCAAAGCCGTAATACATGAGCGATTCGGAAAGGTCGCCCACGTTCTTGACAGCCATGCCAAGCCCACCGCCAAGAACCAACGAATTGAAAGGCGTGACCATACGGTCTGCAAGCCCCCGTAGGGAACTGCCGACACGCGCAATGCTTGCACGGGCACGGACGCCAAAGCTGTTAATCGAGGCGGAAGACTGTCTAAGGCCTGTTTCAAGCCTTGTCGGGTCCGCGCCGATACGCAATGTAACGCTATTGTCAGCCAATGCTCTGCCATCCTTTATCGTTGGCCAAATAGCCCTTCATCGAAAAGATGAGGAGCCACTGGGCGTCGTTTAGTTCTCTTGCGGGGCAACCAAAATACGCAGAAGCTTCCAGGCTACAGGCAAGCTTAAGACTTTCGAGCGAATCTGGTCCGGTTTTTTTTTGAGAATGTCCTTGAGCTGTTCAAATTCTTCGTCCGAGAGCTTTTCCAGGTTCGGGTCGTTCTCGTCGGAGAAGGCATTGTAGGCATCGCACAAGGCTTTCAGTTCGTCATTGGTGCACAGGGTCCGCATGTGCTCGGCGCTGGTGAACACCGGCTTTCCCGTGGCAGGGTCGGAGAACGCCCGCCACATACCGTGCACAGCTTCCTGTTCGCGGTAGTCCGCCAGGTTCTGCATGCCGATTTCGATACCGTCACGGTTGAACTCCTGCTGGTTATCGACTTTAGCCTTGCGGGCTTCGGAAACCGTCAGGAGTCTCATGCGGACTTTCACGCCTGGGACACCGGGCCACTCGATATCCTTGAAGACATCGTGCGACGCCTTGATTTGGTCGATAATCGCAGATTCTGCGACATCGACCTCTTCGGCGGCATCATGGGCGGCCTTGATTTTGTCAGACAAAGCGGTCATGGCTACTTCTTGTCCTCTGCGTAGAAGTCAAGCTGCGATTCCTTGGCGGTCTTGCCGTCCACTTCGTTCGGGGTGGACTTGAGCAGGTGAACGCCGGTATAGGTGACCTTGTTACCGCCAACATAGTTGATGATGAAGGTCCAGCCGTTATCGTTCGAAGCCTCTTCCTTGACCCAGTCCAGGTCGGCACCGGATTTCGGAAGGTAGGTAAGCGAGAAGGAATGCTTCGCCGGAACCTTGATGTAGTCTTCGCCGTAGAAGGTTTCTACGGTGGTGGCGACTTCGGTTTCACCTTCCTTGAATTTCGAGAAGTCGGTGATTCTGGAGCCGTCTTTGACGAGAGTAAAAGAAGAAATTCTCATGGTTCACTCCTTACAGGTAAAGGTCGATGGTGGAATAGATCTGGTTCAGGCCAGGCACGACAGGGGCCGGAATCTGGCAGAGCATGCGGCCCGGTTCGTTCGGCGATTCCTGCGTGATGAACTGGTCGGCGTATTCGTCGATATAGCGCAGAATCTGTTCGGCTTCGAGATCTTTTGCAATCTTCTTGTTGTCTTCGTTCAGGGCATCGGCCAAAAGCGCATGGATGACCTTGTTCTTGTACTTGACGCGGTGCATTGCAAGAATGCTGTCGCGGAAGTAGTCGAGCGATGCAATGACGCCCGTATCGATGAGCTTCGTCCAGCGGGAACCGCTGTTGTTGCTCTTGGTGGTCACGGCACGCACGATGCAGAGCTGGCTGTCTTCTTCGACGAGAGGAATCACACCGCCGTAAAGAAGCAGGTCCTGTTCTTCGCCACTCCACTTGTCTTCCAGAGCCGGGGTGGCAAGGCCAGGAATGGCCACGCTGTTCATCGGCACGTTCGGCTTGGAGTTGCTTGCAAAAATCGCACCGAGACCAGCCGCGATTTCCCACACGGTAGCGTTGATCTTGGTCTTGACCGCCGCGATATGCAGGCGTTCGTAGTTGTGCTTGAGCGCTTCGGCCTTGGCTGCCGTAGCCGTAGCCGATACCATCGCGCAGATGGCACGCTGGCCGCGCTGTTCGAGCGGTGCGGCGGCTGCTTCAAGGTGAGTCTTGAGCTTGCCGAGGTTCGATTCGTCGTTCACCGGGGAAACGATGATGTGGAAACGTTCCGGGAAGGCTGCTGTAAGGGCCGTAGTGAGGTCAACCGTACCGACGCCCGCCGTAGCAGTAATCGTGCCCACGGTGATGCCTGCGGCTTCGGAAACGACGGACACATTCAGGCCACCCGTAGCGGCGGATACGTATGCACCCTTGCACTTCGCGGTGAGCACCACTTCGCCGGTCGAGACGCTGCTGGATTGAGTAGCGACAGCGGTAAACGGAGCATCGGGGGTATTGTTGATTTCATCCGCAAGGTTTTCGGCGACGGCCTTGTAATCGTCGGGGGTCGTGGAGTCATAGGCGACACCGACGGCATATTCGATACCGTTACAGAAGACGGACACCTTGCCCGACTTGGTTGCAGTTCCAGCAAAGGTAAATGCCCAGGTGGCGGCAGAACCCGTCACTGCACCATGGCGGAGCATCGTGATCTGGGCGTACTTCCAGGCCTTCTTCGCGGCCTTGTACATCTGCATGAGCACGGAACCGGCCCCAGCAAAGTCATAAGCCTCGGTCTCGGTGCCGATTTCGGTGGGCTTGTTCACCGGTGTCGTGGACGCCTTGGCGGTGGAAACATCGCCGATAAGCAGCACCTTCTGGATGTTGGCGGGAAGTCCGTTCGGGCCCGCATAGTAGTTGTAGGCCGTGTAGGAACCCGGAATCATGGTTTCGGAGATATTAGGGGACAGGTTCATTGTTTACCTCTTTGAAAATGACTTCGCCCTGGGCAAGTACCTCGTTTTCGGGCGTTTCGCTCTGGAACGTAGAGCCGATGGAGAGCAGTTCCCTGTAGTTTTCTTCGGCGGCTTCGGGCACGACCGTGAACTGCGTCTTAAACTTGATTTCAAACAGCGTCAGGGCAAGGCCAAGATGCTCCGTAGTAGAGACATCGTTCCAGCCGCTAACGGTTAGGGGCTCCATCTGAAGCCCGAGATCGTTATGGTGCAGCTTCTGCACCACATAGGACACCATCGGGTGAATCATCTTCCTGCGCTGTTCCTCGTTCGCAAGGTTCTTCACGATGAGTGTCACCACCACCTCGACGGACTCCGTAATCTTGTCCATTCCTTCCGGCTCGAAATCGCCCTTGATGATGGCGACCGTAAAGCTCGGGTGAGTGATGGTCTGTAATTCCTTCTGGATATCGACCGCCTTGAAGACCATCTGCGGGACATTTCCGCCTTCAATCAGGTCTTTGACAGCCTTTTCTATCACATAGCAGTTAGTAACGGCAACCGGCGTACTCATCAGAACCTCATGGATTCAAGCGAAAACATGGCTGGTCCGCCGTTCAGCTTCGAAGCGACGGAAAAGCCAGATTCGACGACAGGTTCATCAGGATCCACACCGATATCCTGTTCGCCATCGGCAATGCGGATAAGCAGCTTGATGGCGTTATCGTAGCGGAGCTTCATACCGTCAGTGATATTCAGCTCCGTCACGCGTTCGTACAGATTGTAGATGCTCAGGTCAATGCAGACCATGCGCAGCACTTCCGGGACACTCTGGAACGGACGCGGGAAACGCTTCCTCACGTAAGAGTCGATAAGCGTGGAACTTTCCTTGATGGCCTTTTCCACGATTTCGACATTGACCGTGCCAGTCGCGTTCGGCGAGAGGTCGTCAGTGACCTCTACCAGACGCGCCTCGGGCACATGGCCCTTGATGTCCTCGTAAGTGCAGTAGTTCATGGGAGCCTTAGCCTGCGGCCTTGATGACGTTCTTCA